CCTGTAAGATTAATATTGTTACCAGTGATTGTTAAGTCAGTGCCGTCACCTTCTATCTTCTCTCCGTCATTACCAAACGTCAAACCTATGTCAGCAGGTATGTTGATGTCTCCACCTGAACCAACAGTAATACTTAGGTCTGTTCCGTCTGATTCTATCTTCTCTGCTGTAGCAAAAGTTATGCCAACACCTGATGGTATATTAACATCTGCTGTTGCTGTAAGATTAATGTTATTACCTGTGATGGTTAAATCTGTACCATCACCCTCAATCTTTTCTCCATCGTCACCAAAGGTTAGTCCAACATTTGCAGGTATGTTGATGTCTGCACCTGCAACAATATTTAGGTCTGTACCATCACCGTGTAGATACTCTCCACCTTCATCATTGAAGTATAATCTTTTTGTGCCATCAATTACAACATCATCACTAAATTTAAAATGGTCTTCATCTTCCATCCATGAAAACACACCATCATTTGTTTCACCATCAAATGTTATAGTGATGTCTGTTCCTGCTGTTGCTGCACCAAAGGTAAGTGTATTACCTAATAATTTAGTTATAGGACCACCTTCATTGGCAGTGCCATCATGTGTATGCCCAGTGCTTGCTTGAAAGGCTGCTAATAACTGGTTAAACTCGTCATTAGTATGGGCAGCCGTGATAACATCACCGTCACTGTACGTAGACTGTCTTGTGTATGTTGCTCCCATTTATCTTCTAGCTCCTGTTTGATATTCCATTTGAAATCCTCTCAAAGCGTATGGTGCTGTTGTACCATTGTCATCCACTCTGAGTGCTACCGTAAATCCTGATCCTTCTACTGACTGTCTTAGCAAAGGCTCTGACTGTCCACCGTATGTTGCTGTACCATAAACACCTGAACCATACACAGCCACAATATCACTTGCTGATAAAGAGTAAGCTGCAGGTCTAGGACTACTAGGATCTTCATAGTCATATCTTAAAAACATATCTGCACTTATTGCAGCTTCAGGTTTGTAACTAACAAGAACACGGTGCATGTGCTTACGTATCCCTGCGTCACCAAAACTTAAATCAGGACTTCTATACTTACCACCTATTGCAGATCCATCAAAGTCATTACCAGATTCTTGTCTATAAACATAACCACCTTCACCTCCATGTATAACTATTGTCTCTGTTGCTGTAGTTACAGTATCTGTAGATGTTGGTCGTATTCCTTTTAATTCAGCAAACTCAAATGTTTGTCCTCTTAGAGATGTCGTTATACCCTCTGTTATAGCTTGAGCTATACCTGACTTTGTAAAGAACACTCTATATTGTGTTTTATTTGGTATAACGAGTGATCTAAATCCACTAGCATTTGCAATGTTATCGTTAAACACAGACTGCACAGGAGTGCTTATAGTACCAAGTTCAACGTCACCAATTCTTGCTGTACCTGCAACGGTTCTTAATCCGTCTGGTGCTAGGAATATTAAATCCCCTGCAAATTCCTGTATTGTCTGTCCGTTTACACATCCAATGTTTCTAGTTACAGGTGCTACAGCAAAGTTACTAGAGGACGTTCCTGTTAGTTTAAATATTCTATCTTCACAGAATATAAACAAATCTTCACGGAAAACTTTTAGACCTGTTATTGTATCGTCTACCTTGAAGCTACCTGCACCACTACCTGTTGCAAAGTTGTCCTCATCAAACGGTACACTAAATACAACCTCTTGTTTGTTACTAGACATGCCACCATAAAACATGTGGTCTTTAAATGCTACTACAAACTTTGCACCTGTTACGGCAGTGGTAACTTCTCCACCTCCACCTGATGATACATCTGTTGCTGCAAACGATGTGTTAAATACTGTAGGTGCATTATTTCCGTCTGCAACTATTAGCTTGTCGTTACCATCAAAGTTAAATCTTTCAAAGGTATAGACACCTGCACTTGTTCTACCACTATCTCTTTCTGTCCAAGATCCACTTCCTGCTGAAGCAGTAAATATCTTTTCACCTCTTGCTGCAACTATTTTATCATTAAATATACAAGAAAGCAAGACTTCTTCTGTGGATGCACTCGTTTGTGGCACTACGTTTGTATTATACTTTACAAATCCATTTATTCTTCTGTAGCCACCGTTGATATCTGGTTCAAAGTTTACAAGTTCAAGTGCTTCTCCGGGTTGCATAGCAAATGTAGACTTATTTAAAACCAATCCACCCATCAGTGGAAATGTGGCAGGTGATGTCTGCGATAAATCAGGCATACTAAACTACTCTAGGATTCAAATCTAATACTTGACTCGGTGTTCTCGGTATAAATGTTGATCTTATGTATTCATACTTGTTTACTAACAGAGATTGCATATTTTTTATACCTTGCTCAAATCGTGCAAAGTTTAGCTGATACTGTGCAGTTTCTCCTCTATATTGATACACAAAAGCTGTAGCACCATCTACTATTACTGCATCAAAACGTGCAGGAATACTTGTTGTGTCATCTTGTGCTGATAGGTCTGTTGGGAAAGTGTAATAGTCAAACTTTACAGTATATGACTTATTAGGATAAGGGTGTAAAAGATAATTGTTGTCAGGGGATCTAACCACATTTCTAGGAACTCCTCCTTGGTCGAACTGTGCTACTTGCACTCCACTGTCATGAGCAGAAGCTGTCGTACTATTTGCTCCACGTGAAACACCTGTAAAGGTTGTAGATGAAGTGCCTGTATATGTAACCTCTTCATTACCTATGTGCAATGTACCTGTGCTATCAAACCCTGTAGTACTGACTACGTTTATTGTGGTTGCTGAGTCTGTTAGTGAACCATCTAGTGTTGTCGTATTTATCTCATCTTCTTGAGTCACAAACTGATTTATATAATCGTTGTATTGAAGAATGTATAACTTACCACCACTTGTTGCTAAATCTTCATCTTTTACTAACCTAAACGTATTATAGTCTACATGTTTAGTTGATGTAGGCAAACTATATCTAACTGTACCTGCTGTAACAGTCTTTGTTTCAGTAGCGTGATTAAATGGAAAGTTGTATTCTTTCTGATTTATATAACGTATAGATTCATTAACAGCATTTTTTGCTTGTGTTTGTATACCTCTAGCAGATGTAAAAGTGGTAGAAGTTAATTGTACCTCGTTTAGTCTTGCTAGTGTGCTGTTTGTGAGTGTTAGATATGTTCCAGACATTGTATCCTCTTAGGATTGTTTTGTCATATCTAGTATGATGTTGTATGTTTCCGTGTTTGCATGTCCCACAGTTGTAAACAGTATGTCACCTGTTTTACCTGAACCTGCATTATTTTGTAGACCTCCAAAGCTAGAGAAGTCATAATATCCTTCAGTATCTAATAGTTTGTATGCTTCTACATTTGATGTAGCATCCCAAAGTATCTGTACTTTCATTCCATCATTTACAAAATGTATTCTGTCTATTGTTACACCTGTGCATGTTGCACCTTTTTCACCTGCAGTAAATGCACTTACATCTACTTTGTTAACGGCACTCTCCCCTGAACCGTCACTTACATTAGTAAACTTCATAACTAATCTGTAAGGTGTATTGAGTATTGTTTGTGATGTGACTGTATCTGCCATTAGTATTCCTTTATATTAAAATAGAGGGCAAGCTTTCACCTGCCCCCTAGATTATAATTTATGCAAGCTGATCCCTGCCCACTTCGTCAGCTTCCATCTCACCGATGTCACTAACGTCCTGTAGGACAGCATATACCCTGATCTCACCTGCAGAAAATGAAGCTCCACTTCCTGCTAATGTTAAGTCCAAAGTATCGTCTGAAGTGATAACTAAATCAGCAGACACGGTAACACTAGGAGCATAAGCTCCGTCAGATGCACCGTCAATATCAAATGCAGTTACATACTCGTTATCATCTGCACCAGTGCCAAGGGCAGCAGTTGCGTCAGTACCAGTATTCATAGTTGCACTTGTTGTTACCTGAAAACCTGCAGCAATAATTTTGGTGTTTGCAGGTACAGTAAGACACTGTACTACATCACCGTTAGGATTAATGCTGTTAGCTGTTAGGTCAACGATTTGTTGCACATAATATGGCTGTCTTCCACGAGAAGAAGAACCATGAGTATTTGCAAGAGT